GTTCTTGACATAGCGAGCGATACATCAATGACCATTAGCCCTGCATATCGCGGTGCTACTGCATCAATGACAACAATCTCGCGTACGGTTGATACAAAAGTTGCCCAAGCTGATTGGAATCTTGACAGATTCGACGGGACAGGTTCTTCTGGGTACAACGTAGACCTTTCAAGAATGCAAATGTTTTACATTGACTATTCTTGGTACGGTGCTGGCTCCATCCGCTGGGGAATGCGCGCCACAAACGGCAAGGTTACCTATTGCCATAAGGTTGTAAACAACAACACTCGCGCAGAGGCTTACATGCGTTCAGGAAACCTTCCTGCTCGTTACGAGTCATCGTCAAACCCTCCGTACACACAGTTGACAGCATCGCTTTCAAACGTTGGTACAACCCTGACTGTTGCAAGTACGACCGGATTCCCAAGCGCAGGAACACTTTGTGTATTCAATACCGCGACTGGTTATGANTATGTCAACTACACAGGCAAGACAAGCACAACTTTTACTGGTTTAACGAGACAGCAAACAGGAAACGCTTCACTTGCGTTGACTATTGCTTCTGGTGCAAATGACGGAACTGTTGCATCTACAGCCGGATTGCAAGTTGGACAGAGAGTTAACGCAGCTGACGTTCCAGACGGAACATTCATCCAGCAAATCTCCAACTTGAATGTTAAGTTGAGTGCTGCTGTAACTGGTGCAAACCCAACTGTAAACGTTATCCCTATGGGAACAAACGCCGCATTGGCTTTCTCTTACTCAGCAACCAACCCAGTTGGTGTTGAACTTGCATTCCCAACATATGCGCCGTCTATCTCTCACTGGGGTACTTCAGCAATCATGGACGGAAGATTCGACGACGACAAGTCGCTCGTGTTTACATACGGAACGACTACATCAATCGCAATTGGAGCTGGCGCTACGTCTGCAATTCTTGCAATTCGTGTTTCTCCTTCTGCTGACAACGGAACTGGTGCATTCTTTGGTGAGCGCGAACTCACAAATAGAATGCAGTTGATTCTTCGTGCTTTGGACGTAACCACAACCCTCGCTAATGCGAACTTGCTCGTAACTGCAATACTTAACGGAGTTCCATCAGCATCAAGAACCTGGGCTCGTCCTTACACAGTTACTTCGAGCTTGGCTCAAATTGCCGACTACAGCTCTGGAGGTTCTGCTGCAACAGTATCTGGCGGTGAAGTAACTGGAGGCTTCTTTGTAGGTACTGGAGCAAACTCAATTGACCTTGCAGCCGTGCGAGACCTTGGCAACTCCGTTCTTGGTGGCGGTACAACGCTAACAACTACAGGAATTTTCCCTGATGGTCCAGACACACTCCACATTCTTGTAAGAAACCTTGGTGCTACTACGGCCAGCGTGTTTGCTCGTCTCTCTTGGACGGAAGCACAGGCCTAAACATGCCAGCTATTGACTTTCCTGCTGGCGCAACTTCGGGCGCACTTCATACGGATGCCGGCAAGACATGGACCTATAACGGCTCTGGTTGGATTTTGGTAACAATTCCTACGGCTCTTTTTGACACAGGCTCTGTAGCAGGTTCTGCACTTCAAACGAACTCTGTTCCTTTGACGAAGTTGCTGAATAGCGACCCAGGTAAAGTCATTGTTTATAACGCGTCCAATGCTGCTACTGCTCAGGAATTAACTGGAGACATAGTCATCTCTCCATCTGGTGTTACTTCAATCGCATCGGCCGTAATTACTAACGACGATATTGCTGGTGGAGCGAACATAGATGCATCAAAGATTGCGGGAACAGCACTAACGCTGTCAAGCTCTGGAATCATCACAACAGACATGATTGCCGACTCAACAATTGTTGATGGCGATATAAGTCTGGTGGCTTCAATCAACAGAAATAAACTTGCAGAACCATTGACAAACGCTCAGGCTGCTAGCTACACATTGGTGTTGGCTGACAGAAATAAGCTTGTTGAAATAGGTGTCGGAACAGCAAACACGCTCACCGTCCCACCGAACTCTTCGGCAGATTTTCCAACTGGAACCCACATTACAGTTATCCAAACCGGAGCCGGTCAGTGCACCGTAACCGCAGGCGCAGGCGTAACCATAAATGCAACCCCAGGACTCAAACTCCGTGCGCAGTGGTCGGGTGCTACTCTAATAAAAAGAGCAGCCAATACGTGGGTGCTCATTGGAGACCTTTCGGCCTAAATCATGGAATCATTAAAAGATAGCGGTGGTAAAAAGCCAACAACACCTACGAACGTTGTTGCGACGAATACTGGCGCAGGAACAGTTGCGTCGGTAGCTTTCACCCCTTCTGATTACATTGGCAAAGGAACCGTAACCTACACCGCTACATCAAGCCCTGGAAGTCTTACTGCATCGGCTGCTAGCTCTCCAATCACAGTAACTGGATTAACTGCTGGTACAAGCTACACATTCACCGTAGTCGCAAACACAAACTACGGTGTGGCTTCAGCTGCCGCGACAAGTAGCTCTGTTGGTATTGGTGCAAACCCAGGTACACCAACGAGCGTCTCTGCTGCAGCAGGAAACGCGCAAGCAACTGTTACATATACTGCTGGAGCCGCAGGAACAGGCACGACCACTTTTACTGCTACATCAAGCCCTAGTGGAATAACAGGAACTGGTGCATCACCGATAACTGTCACTGGTCTTGGGAACGGAACCGCGTATACATTTACGGTTACGGCAGCTAACGCATTTGGTTCGTCAACATCGGCTGCTTCAAACTCCGTGACTCCGGTAGCGCCCCCATACTTTCCTCCTTACTTTCCACCCTTTTTCCCGCCGTTCTTTCCTCCATTTTTCCCTCCGTTTTTCCCACCGTTCTTCCCACCATTTTTTCCACCGTTCTTCCCACCATTTTTTCCTCCATTTTTCCCTCCTTTCTTTCCACCAGGTTTTGGTCCAGGGTTCAAATAGAAACAAAATAAAAAATGAATTACCGAGAACTGGTTTTTGATTTAGAAAGCCTGCCGTCTGCCGACCCATCAAATATAGTCATCAAGGAAAATTTTGTAAGTAAAGAACACCTGGCAGAGATAGCCAACTACTGCGCTTCAATAAAAGAATGGGAATCTCAAAGCGACCTGGGAACTGACAGTATTCATATCCCGGAATTAATTGAGAGAAACTCCCCTAGAATTTTTTCAATCATGCAGCAATATGTTGACAATGTTCAAAGTGAGGTTGAATACAAGTTTGGTAGAAAACTTGAAAAAACAAATCCGGGAATAAGAAAGTGGTTGCCGGGCGAATATCAAGACATTCACGCCGATGGAGAAACTGCTGGTGGGTGGCCTGGGTATAACTACATAGTCGATTACGGTTCAATCATATATTTAAATGATGAATATGAAGGCGGCGAGATATTTTTTCCAAAATATAATATCCACATACAACCCAAACCGGGAACATTAGTTTTTTTCCCATCTACAAATATGTATGCACACGGAGTCACAGAGGTTATTTCTGGGACCAGATACACATCTCCACATTTTTGGATTCCAGTAAAACATAGAATACTGATGGATATGTCGGCCGCAGATGGACAAGAGTAAAAAAGAAAACTTAAAAAAGCTTTACCATCTGCATATACCAAGAACATCTGGGAAGGGGATATGCGACGCTCTATGGAAGACTTTTGATAGTCAAGGTCTTGTTGAATATTCGCCATACACGCAAGAATCAGACTTAATGTATGAGGATGAGGAAATGAGTGGACTCCCCTTCATATCTGGCCATTTTGCAAAAAATCCAATTGTGGAAAACGTAGACGGTTTTGAAGTTTTCTCAATAGTCAGGGACCCCGTAGAACACTATGTGAGCATCGCTGCTTACATTTCTGAAAGCGCTGATTTTGAAATGTCAAACGAATTCATGGACGATTTCATGTACGGAAATGTAACCCCCTTTGGGGCCAACGAACTATTCTCAAATTCAGGGAATATACAATCAAAAATGTTATTTTGCAGAATTGCCCTTGTAGACAAGTCGTTTGTTTCCCTTAGGGATGGTGATGTTGTTAACGAAAAAAATATGGTTTTTATAGAAAGTGACATGCCGAACGAAAATGACATAAAAGACTTAATTGGTTCCATGAATCTATTCCCCCTGCCAGATAGGGAGATAGCGATTGATTGGCTTAAAGCAAGAGTGTTCAAATCTCATGGTTTTTCTTTAGACAAATCAATCCACGACATAACAAATTGTTCAAAAAAAAATGGGTTCAAACCAGACATAAGCCACATAAGAGAAATAAGACGACGTTCAGAAATAGACGAGTACCTATATGGCTTAGTACAGGAACGATAATTTGATAGTGTTGCAAATATGTCGTTAAGTGAAGAATCACCATGGAATATACGGCCAGGACACTTTGGGGACGGACCGGAGAATATACATGTTTTTGAAAATTTTATAGATGAAGAAGATTTAAGGGTTGTTCAAGATTTCTGCCCAACAATAAACGAGTGGAATAACTCAAAAGAGAGCGTTTACGCCGAAGATGGAACATGCCTTTATAACGCTGATTACTGGAATGATAGGCAATGCAGCAGTGATATTCTGCAAAGACTCTCTATGCCGGTTTTTCAAATAATTGATAAATACATCACAAAGATGCAGTTAGAACTTGAGAGAATTTACGACCTACGGCTATCCCCACGCCCACCAGTCATCATGAAGTGGAGGCCGGGAATCGAACAGCGACCCCATGCCGACAAGCAACTAAACAATGGTGAACCCAATGCGTTTGTTGATTATGATTTGAATTCCCTGTTTTACTACAATGAAGATTTTGAAGGCGGAGAACTTTATTACCCGCAACACGACTTGACCATAAAACCAAAACCAGGGCTGGCCGTAGCCCACCCGGGAGATGTTAATTATCTACATGGAGTCACCTTGGTTACTAAAGGGTACAGGTACACAACACCATCGTTTTATACTGTGCTGTGAGCGATGATTCTAATTCAAAAAAACCTAATAGAACCAAAAGAATCTGACCTAATCCTTGATTCGATTAAGGCGATAGGTTCGCCGCCCAACCTTGCAGAAGATGACCACTCAACCGGCTATTACAGCAAATCCGCCTTACTAGAGTCCGACGTCTTCGCATACGGAATCTTCAATGAGATATGCGAGCGGGTTTTAGAGTTAGCGGAAAAAGTATTTGATTTAAGCCTAGAACTAGACCAAGCCACCCTCATTAAGGTTATTCCTGGAAACACAACTGAAGAACACGCAGATAGTCAGAATCTTGACGGAACCCCCAAAACGGGCTGTAGTAATTTTCGTATTTCGGCAGTTGCGTACCTAAATGATGATTTCACTGGTGGGGACCTAGTTTTCCCGACAATGGAACACAGATACAAACCAGTCCCAGGGGATTGTGTAATATTCCCAAGTCATTTACAATATAGCCACTATGTGGATAGCGTCTTTAGCGGGGAACGAATAAGTTTGGCAATGTGGTTCTCCTGAGTATGATGAGACAATGAGAAACATTGATGTCGAGTACATAGGTGACCCCAAAGCTGGGTTTTTGGTTTATAGAAACATACTTACCGAAGACCTTAGAATTCCAGAACGCCTAGAAGCAACAATAGGCGACAGCACCACTCCTCCTTATTCGTGGATGCAGGCCCTTGTCGGTGATGGTCAAGTAATGAAGGATTACAGGGATTGCGTTGACTGCAAGATGAGCCCGGCACATTTTCAAAACTGTCCAGAGCAATACTCAGAACTCATCAACATATACAACGACACTGTCGTTGGATTGACTGCTTGCTTGCAAGATTACGAATCCAGGTACAACATACGTATGGACTTCATGGAAGCAATCAACTATGTCCGATACAACGAGGGTCAGCACTTCAATGTTCACGCCGACCACGGTTTTTCATACGTCTGCACCGTGTCTTCAGTCATGTATCTNAACGATGATTACGACGGCGGCGAGCTTTGGTTTCCNTACTTAGATGTTACGTTTAAGCCTAAATACGGAGACATAGTT